CTATTTTCTTTTGGACTTGACAAATTCTGCAAATGCTTTGATTTCATCAAGTTCCTCTGGTGTGTATTCATCACCGTCAAAATGTGCAGCAATGGTAGTAGGTTTTTCTATTTGTTCATCAGAAAATAAATAAGAAGTTGTTGTATCTAATGCTTTTGCGAATGAGGATATTTTACTTTGTGGTAAATCTACTTTACCAGCTTCAACTTTTGCAATAGCCGTTTTATCTTTGTATCCAACTTTTTCTGCTAGTTCAGACTGAGACATTTTTTTTGATTCACGAAGCCCTTTTATCCGTAAACCCATACTTTCTTGGGTATTCATGCTGTCCACCTGCCTTTCTTATATAGAATAATAGCACGAAAATGAATTTTATTCAACATTTTTATAAAAAATAGTTGACAGAGATTCAACTGTAGAGTATTATGATAACAGGGTTGAATATAAATCAACCAGAAAGGAGATGAAAACTTGACAGATACAGAAAAACTGAATGATGCTATTTCAGAATCTGGGATCAAAATTACAGCAATTGCCAATAAACTTGGTATTTCAAGGGGGGGTTTTTACAAAAAACTTAATAATGAAACAGAGTTTAAGGCATCGGAGATATCTGCAATGCAGAAGATTCTAGGTTTAACAAATAGGAAGAGAGATGAGATTTTTTTTGCTCAAAAGGTTGAATTAAAATCAACCTAATTACAACAGAAAGGAGAGTGAGAACGTGAGCAAGAAAAAAGAGTGGTTGTTATACGCAGTTGTGTTTGTTATCGGCTGGTGTATCGGAGAGATGTTAATGAAGTTGTAAATGATGTTGTTCGGCAACATCTTCTAGTGCTTCATTCAACAAATTATAATCATCCATAGTTTTCATTGAATATGAGTTAGATTTTAGTACCTTATATTCTTGATCTGTAATATACGGTGAGACAATTTCGATATTGTGTTCAATGCGGGATGCAGTCTGCGAAACCTGTATATCAGTTAAAAGATCTATTGCCAAACAGAAAAGGATTATGGATTTAATGACGAATGGCATTGTATGAAAAGCTTTTTTCAGTTTTGGCATAAAGAGAAGCAGTAGGAACACAAATAAAAAAGCACGGAGTTCGATCGCAAGATATTCATTGCTGACTGATGATATTTTTGTCGCATACCAGCTGCCTATAAAAGATGAAACCTTTGCAGGTGCTGAAAAGACAATGTTAAACACACTGTGAAATAGGGGAGAGCAAATGAATTCCCATAGAAAAGATCCAGCGATTCCAATTGCTAGAGATGAGAGTATTGATACAAATTTAGAATTTTTATTTTGTTTCATATTCATAACGTAATTCTCCTTTGGATTTATATAGGTGATTATAAATTATGAATATGAAGAAATCAACCGCAACAGAAAGGAGAGTGAGAACGTGTGGATTTCAAAGAAAAAATGGAAATCACTTGAAGAAAGAACCGCTGACCTTGAAAAGCAAGTTCAAAGCCAGCAGAAAAAAGTAGATGCCATTTGTGATTTCCGGCTAGAAAGACAAAAATTGCTTTCTAAAGCTGGTCCGAAGCATCATTGGGATTAGCAAAACCTATTCTTCTTGCGGGTTTAGTTTTATCTTCACGTTCAACAGATGTGAGTAAGAAATTGAGTTGGCTGGCGTGCTGAATTAATTGGGACTTTTTTCCATTTACTAAACCATAAAAATAGAGGATATCAGGGTTTTGATAACCGAGACTTGTGACAATCATGGTGACTGATGTCCCGAATGAAGTTAAACGGAGCGCAATTTCATGGTCATCATCAAGGGATGCTTCAAAATTATGAATTTGCTCAAGAATTTTTTCGTATTTCCAGTCGGCCAAGTCATAATTACGAATGGTAATTGGTTCAATAAAATTATTCATATGAAAATTTCCTTTCATAATACTCGGACGCGGCAACGTCCTGTAAGGAGATTATATCACAAATGGAAGATTCAGAAAATTAAGAACCGCGTACAGGCACAGTTAATAACCTATTAACAGGAGGTGGGCTTATGGCAAGATATCCAAAGAAAGCTACATACAGAACCTTTGTGATCGATTCTAAAACCGGTGAATGGAAACAAATTGATCCCAAGGATATACCTCAGAACAAAATTGATGAGTTGTGTGACAAGTTTGCGCTTGGCGCAGGTTATAAGCGCGTAGAGTAGCCACTGCGGTGGCTGTGCGGACAAGCTATAAAGGAGAAAACATGAAACAAAGAGCTTTTGAAATAGGAGTCGCAATTATGATGTTTGGTGCAACTGCGATGGACTCGGAAGGAGTTGGCTGGATAATTGCCGCAGGAATGGTAATTGCTGGCGCGGTGATCGCACATGTGGCATACACACTCGAGAGAGTGGAAAGAGAGCGGAAGGAAACCGAGCACCGTATACAGAAGCTCCGGAAAGCCAGTTGAAAGGAGAAAAATGCACATATATGAATTTACGTCAAATCGAATCGCTTGTAAGTGCGTATTTGCACTGCAAGGACGCAGAAAAGATTCTGAACAATGCAGGATCATTTATTTACACCGAAGCAGCGTGTCCGCTTATGGACGAGCCGATGGAGCAGATCTATGCGGCACTGATAGACGGACAGGATGATGAGACAGCGGACTGGATCTATGACCTGCTGCAAAAAGGTGAAGCAAAGGCAATCTATGATCTGCTGCAGGAAGGAGCCGACAATGGAAACGATCCCGGATAATTATGATTTCTTCCGGATGCATGAGGATGAGCAGGACAAATGGCTGGAACAACGGCCGGTGTGCGTCTGCTGCGGGGATCATATACAGGCTGATTATTGCTATGACGTTGGCGGAGAAATCTACTGTGAAGATTGTATGGTTTCATGCTTCCGGAAGGTGGTGTGATGTATTACAGACCCTGCCCCTATTGTGGGGCACATCTTGATCCGGGTGAATCATGTGCCTGCCTGGAAAAGAAAAAGGAGAACAATAAAAACATCCTTGCAGCATATAGAAGTGGCAGGGATGGACAGATGGAAATGAAGTTGGAGGATATGATGTATGGCACTTAAATCGTGGGAAGAAATGCGCAAAATTGACGTAACTCCATATTGCCAGGAACGGGATGGAATGACGTATCTCAATTGGGCAAAATGTATTGATTTGCTGCATGAGAATGGTGCAAAGAAAGTTTACTGGGTGCCGATTCCGGATGAGGGAACGGGAAGTTCTTTGCGTATGGTTTCAAAAGATTTCACAGATAGCAAAGGAAATACAAACCGATGCTATGAGACACGGATACATGTCGTTATTGATGAAAATGAGTATGAAATGCAGTCACCGGTGATGAATGGCTCCAATCCGGTCAAGGATAATTCCATGAGCCAGCAGAGGGTATGGAACAGTATGTGCCGGTCCTTTGTAAAGTGTGTGGCAATTCATACGGGGCTTGGATTTAACCTGTGGCTCAAAGAAGAAATGCAGCCGTTTAACAACATCATTCCGAGGAATGAGGAGAAGCCGAGCCCGGCAAATATTAAGATCCTGAAAGACCTGTGCCTCAAACATAAGGTGAATCTTGAATACTGGATCACGAGCAACGGAAAGACTTGGGACAGTTTATCAGCAGAAGATGTTGGTACAATGCTGAACAGTCTGAAATCGAAGTATGGTGATGACTGATGTATACGATGGTAGATGTGAAGCAGTACCGGGAAAACAGCGATGGAACAGATCTTGTTGTTTCTGTTCCGGGAATGAAACTTGGGGGGCTGCTCCAGAGAAAGAAGATCAAGAATGCAGAGATCCGCTTTGATGATGGGCGGCATATCTCTGCGGAGCAGAGGAAGAAAGCATATGCAACGATCCGGGATATTGCAGACTGGACAGGATATCCGTCGGAGCAGATGAAAAGAATTTTGAAGGATGAGCACATGATCCGCACGGGAGATCCTGATTTCAGTCTTTCCAACTGCTCTATGGATACGGCACGGGAATTTATCAATACAATACTGGAATTTGCGTTGGAGTGGGGCATCCCGCTTTCTGATAATGCAATCGACCGGACGGATGATATTGGCAGATATCTGTATTACTGCCTGATGCATAAAAAATGTGCCATCTGTGGGAAAGACGGGGAGATCCACCACGAGGATGCAATCGGTATGGGGAACAACCGCCGGAAGGTGGATGATTCCAATTATAAAAAGATTTGTTTGTGCCGGACACATCACACGATCGCGCATCAGATGGGCGTGATCCGGTTCCGGCAGATGTATAAGGTGTATGGAATAGTAGTCAAAGATTTACAGGAAGGAGAAGAGAGTGAATCAGTTGGAAATTTTTAGAAATAGAGAATTCGGAGAAATCCGGACAGTAACGGTTGACGGAGAGCCGTGGTTTGTGGGAAAGGATGTGGCAGAGGTTCTTGGTTACACCAACAGCCGCAAGGCGTTACGTGACCATGTTGACGATGAGGACAAAAACGATGGGGTAACGATTCGTGACTCCATCGGAAGAGAACAGAGTCCGATCATAATCAATGAATCAGGACTTTATGGTTTGATCTTATCAAGTAAGCTTCCATCTGCAAAGCGTTTCAAACACTGGGTAACATCGGAAGTGCTGCCACAGATCAGAAAGACCGGAATGTATCAGAAACCAATGACTCCGCAGGAAATGATGCGGGTGCAGCTTGGAATGATTGACGGCCATGAGGAAAGGATCACACATCTTGAAAACACTATGACCATTGATTACAGGCAGCAGCAGGAACTGAAAAAAGCAGTGAACAAAAGGGTTATGGATGTACTTGGTGGAAAGCGTGCACCTGCCTATAAAGAAATCAGTAAGAAGGTATTTTCGGAATGCAACCATGACATTCAGGACTATTTTGCCGTAAATTCAAGGAATAATGTGCCGGTATCGCGCTTCCGGGAGGCGTTGAAGTATGTCGAGGACTGGAATGCAAGCAATAACACGATGATCGAAATACGGCAGTGTAATGCCGGGATGGGTGGTGCGGATGGAGTATAAATTTACAATTCCGCTGCGGCCGATCACCAAGAAGAACAGCCAGCGGATCATAAAGGATGGATCGGGGAGATACCGGATCATTCCGTCAGCAGCCTATAAGAAGTATGAAAAGCAGTGTGCATCATACGTGCCACAAGTGGAAACCATTGACTGTCCGGTGAATGTAAAGGCTGTGTATTACATGCCGAACCGCCGCCGGGTAGACCTCGTAAACCTGCATGAAGCCCTGCACGATATTCTGGTGCATTACAAGGTACTGTCAGATGATAACTGCAGGATCATCGTCTCCACGGATGGCAGTTATGTGGATGTAGATAAATGGGGGCCACGAACTGAAGTCACAATCACCGAGCTGGAAACGGGGTGATGGGGTGGCGGCAGAAAAGAACAGCTTCGTCATGTATACAGAGTATTTAAAGCATATCCAGAAGATGGACATGGAGCAGCGCGGGAAGCTGTTCACTGCCATCCTCTGTTATGCGGCAGGGGAAGAGATACCGGAACTGGATGCGGCGGCAGATATGGCATTCAGCTTTATCCAAGATCGAATGGACCGCGATAATGCGGCATACATGCAGAAATGTGAGAAGCGCAGGGAAGCCGGTAAGCTTGGCGGCAGACCGAAAGCAAATGCTTCTGACGGAAACCAAGCAAAAGCAAAAAAAGCAAATGGTTTTTCTGAAAAGCAAAATAACCCTGATACTGATAATGAACCTGATAATGATACTGATATTAGTAGTAATGATAATAGAGTTATAGCACCTGCGGATAAAACGCTTTGTGCTGGAAAATTCCTCTTGAACGATGGAACAGAATACGAGGTGTCGGAGAACGACGTGGTTACATACCAGCAGCTCTATCCGGGGATCGACGTTAGACAGGAGTTGAGGAATATACAGGCATGGTGTCTGTCCAACCCTAAATACAGGAAAACAAGGGGCGGTGCAAAAAGGTTCATGAATTCATGGCTGTCTCGGTCGCAAAACGGAGCACGGAAAGAACAGGCTTCGCCGGAAAAGAAAACCCGAAACCGGTTCAATGATTTTGAGCAGCGTGAATGTGATTATGCGGATCTGGAGAGAACATTGCTAAATACACCGGTCCGGTAGGTTGAGACACCAGCGAAAGCAAAAGAAACTACTAACGCAAAGGAACGCGAAGATTGCCAATAGTTATCACAAGTTATGTTGGTTTCCCTTGGCGATTGCCGCCCGAGAAAGGATCAAAGAATGAAAGATTGCAAATATCCAAACTGCACAGAGTGTGAGGAACCGGATTGCGAAATGGAGCAAAATGATATTGCAGCGTTGCTTAAACGGCGCAGATGGGCGGTAAATCCAGAATTGTACAGGCAAAAGCAAAGGGATTATAGAGCGAGGATTAAAAGCAACCTTCCTCATTGTGATGAGTGTGAATCATGTATTTTGGTGCAGAAAGAAAGACAGGACGGGTACCGACGATTATGCATTGATAGTATGCGTCTGATTGAGCAGAAGGTGGCAAATAGTCCGATATGGTGCGGAAAAAGGAGACAGAGAAAATGAAAGAAGAATTATTGAAAATAGCATCGGAAAGCTTATCTTCGGACGAAGTAAGTCAAATTGTGAAAGAAAAATTTATGAATGCATTAGGAAGTGCAATCGAAAATGCTTTTCGCTGGGGAGATGCAAAGAATGCTATTGAGAAAAAGGTAAAAGAAGTCATGGTTCCATATATTGAGAGTTATGATTTTTCAGAATATCTTCCTAAACTTGATTCTGTTTTAACAGAGATTGTTAATTCAGATTTATGTATTGGCAATAAAAAGGTTTTGGAAAATTTTAAAAACCTTATGATGGAGCCGGAGCAGAAAGAAATCAAACTCACGGATTTGTTCAAAGCATGGATTAAGCAATGCGAAAAGGATATAGACACAGACGACTTAAGCATTGATTACGATGATGGCGTTTCTTATCAATCTGTGGATTGCGAAATGCGGTTTGAGTTGGAAGATAAACCGTCATGGAGTAGCGTACAGAGAGCAGTTATCACATTTGAAAATGAGCATGATGAAAAACTGAATGTTGAAATTCCTGTGTCAAAGTGGATATGGGATAGCGGAAAAGAAGAACCATATAAACTTTCAGTATATAAGGACCTGATGATTTCATCACTTAGGGGATTGAATGAATTTGAGGTCTTGCTTTTGAGATTATCCAGAGCCGGAACCGCAATCATTATTGATGAGGAATATGATGGTGGTTATATTCATCCGGAAAAAGAACCAGAAGCGTCGTTTAGTTAGGAGGCAGGTATGGTTGAGTGTATGAGAAACGCGGCGCATGAGCCACAGACTAATGCAGACCGAATTCGGAGTATGACGGATGAGGAACTGGCGAAGTATCTGCCGATGGTTTCTGACTTTATTTGTCAGCCTACGGAAGAATGTATAAAAAATACTATTATGACTCATTGTGGAGAATGTGAAAAGACAGAAGAATGTGCTATGAAGTGGTTGTGTGCAGAAAGTGAGGGCGAACATGGAAAATAGATTTTTATGTCGTGGCAAAAGGATTGATACCGGCGAATGGGTACAGGGCGTGCCGAGTTACGGTGAAGATGGCAAGATTGAAGAAATTGAGGTATGGGATGGAGAGGACATTACTTTTTATCCGGTATTTCCGGGAACCATCTGCCGGTGCACTGGACGGACAGATCGAGATGAGAAATTGATATTTGAACACGATGTAATTGCTTTTCTTGACACATATAGCACAGAAAGCGGATATGCAGAAGCAGATTGTATCGGTAAAGTTGTGTGGGATGATGAAACAATGTCTTTTCAAGTAACAAACAGATTATCTGCTGAAAGCTATGAGGTTTTAGACGAATGTTCTGTGATTGGAAATGCAATTGATAATCCGGAACTGTTGGAGATGCGGTTATGAGTGAGAAAAAATTCCCAATTTTAGGAACAAATGAATCTATAGACTGGAATTTAATTGCACTGCATGAAAAACAGGCAATGGAAAATCATTGTGGACAGACTTTGGAGCAATTAGCAAGGCGACATGGTTTAAGTTGGTACGAATTATTATGTGTTCTATTGGATAAACCATTCACAGAAGTTAAGTATGATAAAGAAAAAAATTATAAAGAACTATGTCAAAGGGCATTAGTATCGGAAGAAGTTAAGCAGTACCGTGCAATTGGCACACCGGAAGAATGTCGGGAGGCAATGGAGAAAAAGGTGGAAAAGAAAGTGCTGTACAATCGTACATCGAAGATATATTTTTGCCCGATATGCGAAAGAAAATGCAATTATATGCACAGCTTATATTGCTCTGGATGCGGTCAGAAATTAGATTGGAGTGATGAAGAATGATGTTTCAATCGTACATAAACTTCTTTCTGCTAATACTTATAGCCATTAGGTTAGATATTCTAACAGAATTTGGAGTTAAACTTTTTTGCATTCTGTCAGTTATAGCGATGATTGGACATGAGATTTTTAATTGTTTGAAAAGAGGAGATGAAAAACGATGAGACTGTTTGATGCGGATAAATTCAAGGGAAAAGTGATAGCTAGTCATACAGGAAGTGGTGTTATCAAATTGATTGCCATTGACGAAGTCCCGACTGCCTACGATCCGGACAAGGTTGTGGAGCAGTTGGAGGAACTTGGAAAAGAATGTGAAGACCCATTGCAGGATTACGCCCCAGATTATTTTATTGAGAAGGCAATCGAGATTGTGAAAGGCGGTGGAGTAGATGAATAAACCATGTGAGCATTGCGACAAGGAAGATCACAAGAAGTATAAGGGTGACTACTTTAAGTGCGAAAAACCTTGTGAAAGAGCAAAAATGTGCAAAAGGAATGATGAACAGCTTTTGAAGATGTTGAGAGGTGGTGGAGTAGATGGCTAAAGCAGTATTGGTTATGGATATGCCGGAACAGGTGTGCCAGAAATGCATATTGTGCTATGAGACAGAGAATGATGACGAATATCTGTGCTGTGCGACAGGAAAACTTTTGCCAGACGGAGCAAAGCCGGATTGGTGCCCGCTTCGGGAACTGCCAGAGAAAGCAAATCATCCTGATTATTGTGATAATGGAAGATTTGATAAAGGCTGGAATGATTGCTTGGATAAAATTTTAAAATAAAACGAAAGGAGTGAGAGGTTTGCTGGCCAGCGTAAAAGAGCTCTTTACTCCAAAAACAAATAGAATCAGTAAAAGATAGAATGAAGCGGCTGGGTGCTTATGAGAAGATCGCTTCATTCATGCAAAAAGAAAAGCAGGACTATAGCTTTAAAAGAAAATACGCACAGATCAGAGCAAAGGAGTTCCGATCAGAGTGCGACAAGCGTGGTTTGAACTGCCATGTATCTGTAGGTGGTCTGGATAGCATTATTTTATACATATTTCTCCATGAGGTATGCGGAATTGATGTTCCGGGAGTATCAGCATCTACACTCGAGGATGCAAGCATTCAGAGAGTGCATAAGGCAATCGGAATTATAAATGTGCCGCCGCTCATGCGGGATGATGGGACCAGATGGACGAAACCGAAAGTCATACAGGAATTCGGGTTTCCGGTCATATCCAAGGAAATCGCCGGGAAAATCGAGTTGCTGCAGAATCCAACGGAAAAGAATAAGACAGTCAGACATGCAATCATAACCGGAGAGACCGGGGAATATGGTGGCTGGCAGAAGAATTCGAAGATGCAGCTTAATCAGCGGTGGTTAAAGCTGTTCGGTGGATATGAAAATGAAACCGAAGGATGCGACTTTCAAAAGCCGGATTTCTTGGTATCAGCGAAATGCTGTTATTACCTCAAAGAAAAGAATTGTGACGATTGGGGCAAGGAACATAACAGTGTCCCGTATTTGGGATTGATGGCATCCGAGGGCGGCAGACGTGCCAAGAGCCTGCGGATGAATGGCTGCAATTACTTCGGGGCATCCACAATCAGATCAGCGCCGTTTGCAATCTTCCACCGGCAGGACATTCTTACACTTGCCTTGGAGATGGATGATCTCTGGAAGAACGGATTAAAAGAGAAGTATCGTGCTGCTGGACTTAGAGCAGGGAGAATAACAGAATGCTTCCAGATGCCGGAGTCGCTGATACCGGAGATTTACGGTACAGTCGAGAAAAAGCCGGACGGTACATTGTATACAACAAAGGCACAGCGTACCGGATGCAGTATGTGTGGTTTTGGAATTCACATGGAGAAACGACCGCATCGGTTTGATCTGTTGTATGAGAGCAACCCGAAAGAGTGGGATTATCTGATGTTCCACATGTGCAAGGATAAGGCTGGCAATGATTATGGTTGGGCGAAAGTGCTGGATTATATTGGCATTGGCTGGGATCCGACAACCATCGGCGGGAATTGCAAAGGGCAGATGAGCATAGATGATTTTATGGATTATTAAATAAAAACTGCAATAGACAATTCCATTGCAGAAAGAATGATTATTCTTTTTTAGTCTTATGCTTGGTAGTAAAAGTTATTGTTATGTGAAAAAGTTTATTTCCACATTTTATTTTCTTCACATTTGATTTTTTTGAAAATCTTAAAAGAAAATATGTACACAATGGGATTGATATTACTACCAAACAAAGGGTCAAAAATACAATCATATTGTTTTTTTCGATCCTCCGGCCAGAGTAAGACATGGCCATTATATAACATTGTTTATGTTAATACAAGACATATTGGAAAGGAGCCGAACCTCCGGCCGGGGTAACGATATATCGGGTTCCTTTTGAAAAATGACATATAAAGATTTTTTGGAAACAAAGATTGAACTTGCGACAGAAAGCGGATTCAGTATGAATCCGGAAAAAGTCAACAAGGTATTGAAACCGCACCAGAGGGATGCTGTGGTGTGGGCGCTGAAAGGTGGCAGGCGTGCATTGTTTGAGAGTTTCGGACTTGGAAAGACCGTGCAGGAGATTGAGTTTTGCCACTTGGCATCAGAACATAGCGGTGGCCGTGCATTGATCGTGTTGCCGCTTGGAGTAAAGCAGGAGTTTACACATGACGCGGTGGAAGTGCTCGGATATGAGAAACCGGAGTATTGCCGGACGATGGAAGAAGTGGAGAAAAGCACAAGCCAGATCGTATTGACGAATTATGAACGTGTCCGGGATGGAGATATCCGGCCAGACTACTTTGCAGCAACATCACTTGATGAAGCCAGTGTTTTAAGAAGTTTCGGAAGCAAGACGTATCAGACATTTTTGGATAAATTCAAGAACGTTCCGTATAAGCTGGTAGCCACGGCTACACCATCGCCGAACAAATACAAAGAGCTGATCCATTATGCCGGATATCTGGAAGTGATGGATACCGGGCAGGCGTTGACGAGATTCTTCCAGCGCGATAGCACCAAGGCGAATAATCTGACTTTATATCCGAACATGGAAGATGAGTTTTGGATGTGGGTGTCAAGCTGGGCGCTTTTTATCACGAAACCTTCAGATCTCAATCCGGTATATTCCGATGAGGGATATGATCTGCCGCCGCTTGAAGTAAGATGGCATGAATTGCCGGTGCATTATGGCGATACGGCGGATAAAGACGGACAGATTCAGCTGTTTCAGGAAGCAGCCGAGGGGTTGAAAGAAGCTGCGGCAGTGAAGCGAGAAAGCATTGACCGCCGTGTGGCAGAAATGAAACTGATTGTGGAAGAATCGCCGGATGATCATTTTTTGTTATGGCATGATCTGGAGAATGAACGGCATGCGATCAAGAAAACACTGCCGGAAGTGGTGGATATCTACGGATCTATGGATTATGATCTGCGCGAGCAGAGGGTAATTGATTTCTCGAATGGACGTACAAAGTTGTTTGCTACGAAGAAATCATTGTCCGGATCTGGATGTAATTTTCAAAGATACTGCCACCGTGAAATATTCCTTGGAATTGATTATGAGTTCAACGACTTTATTCAGGCGGTACACCGGTGTTATCGATTTTTACAAAGAGAACCGGTTGTGATTGACATTATCTACATGGAGAACGAGCGGCAGATCAAGGAAGCGTTGCTGGAAAAATGGAAGAATCACAATCATATGGTTAAAAAAATGATCGAGATTGTAAAAAAGTATGGTCTTAATTCGGAGAATAAGGCGCAGCGGTTAGAAAGGAAGATGGGCGTGGAAGGTAGCAGAGAAGAAAGAACAGTAAGAGGAAACCATTATGAAGCGGTATATGGGGATTGTGTAGAAGAAACCCGAGCGATGGAAGCGAACAGTATTGATCTGATACATACCTCGATCCCGTTCGGCAATCATTACGAGTACAGTGCAAATTATAACGATTTCGGGCATAACCAGAACACGGAGCGGTTTTTTGAACAGATGGATTATCTCACACCGGAACTGCTTCGAGTGTTAAGGCCGGGGCGTGTGGCTGCAATTCATGTCAAGGACCGTGTATTATTTGGAAATGCAACCGGTACTGGAATGCCAACCATTGAGCCATTTCACGCACAGTGCATCAGCCATTACATGAAGCATGGATTTCAGTATTTCGGCATGATTACGGTCGTGACCGATGTGGTTCGTGAGAATAACCAGACATACCGCCTTGGATGGACAGAGCAGTGCAAGGACGGATCAAAGATGGGTGTAGGATGTCCAGAATATATCCTGCTTTTCCGTAAACTGCCAACAGACAGATCTACGGCATACGCAGATGTTCCAGTCAGAAAATCGAAAGAGGATTACACCCGGGCACAGTGGCAGATTGATGCACATGGTTATTGGAGATCATCCGGCGATAGGCTGATCAGTAAGGAAGAACTTAAGGATTTTCCGATTGATAGTTTACAGCAGGTGTACAGGGAGTACAGCCGCGGTAGCGTATACAACTATAAGGACCATGTGAAACTTGCAGAAGATCTGGACAAGGACGGGAAGCTCCCGGCAACATTTATGGTTGTAGCTCCGGGATCATGGAATCAGTTGGAAGTGTGGGATAATATCAACCGGATGCGTACTCTTAACACCACACAGAGCCGCAGACGCGCACAGATGCATGTATGTCCGTTGCAGCTGGATATCGTGGAGAGAATTATAAATAGATATAGCAATGAGGGTGATATGGTCTACGATCCGTTTGGCGGTCTGATGACTGTACCGATGACAGCGGTTAAGATGCACCGGAACGGTAAGGGATGCGAATTGAATCCAGATTACTTCCGGGATGGCGTTGGGTACCTGCAGGCTGCGGAGAATGAAGTGGACGAGCCGACATTATTTGATTTTATGGAGATACCGTCATGAAAGAAGAAACGCCGGAGAAAAAAGTAAAATCATATAGTGAGCAGATTCGGAAAGAAATAAGCCACTGGAAGGACATAAACCAGAACGGGTGTAATGATCCGTTCTGGCCGGATGGCTGCAACATGAATCTGACGCGGAATCATATCCTATATTATCAGAGAAAAATCGCAGAAATCTGTATAGAAAAGCATCTGCCATATCCGGAAGAATATTATTTTTCACTTCCACCGAAAGTTGATATGAATTATATGGCGAATCTGAAACAGAGAGATCGTGTTAAGCGGATATTTTTCGGCGGGCATGTGCCGGTGCAAAAAAAGTATTTGTATGATGAGATGCAAATATGCTTGTTTTAAAGGATTTGGAATTAAGGAGAAAACAGATGGAATTAAAAGAATTTGCAGCAATGTTAAATGGAAGAGAATACAGCTATTCACAGTTTACCAAAGAGGAACTGCAGATAGCAAAAGATAATGGATTTGTTATTGTGAGTGGCGCATCGGATGATCTGGTGGAATTTGAAGGAGCAATTACGGATGAGGGAGATTGTTGGGAAGGTGGAACAATTTCTGTGAAAGCAATCCCCGATGGTGGAATTGTACATAACTGTGAGAGATCCAATACATTCAGTTTTGATGTTAAGTGGTGCAAGGACAAAGACGAGAATGGGAATGTTATTCCGTGGACGTATGATGTATCAATCGAACATGAAGATTTTATGATCTATGAAGATGGAGCGCCATACTGCAGGGGCTTTGTGTTCAAAGTAGTAAGTGAGTAGCTGGTTTGCTGAAATGTGTGTACATTGACAATTGAATATTGACGATTGGCGTAGTATAATTTATTTATTATTACAAAGGAGATGTGCCATGAATAAATTAGATATGAAAAATTTTCAAATAATATTGGAAGATGATATAAAGAGAAAGTTGTTTGAGCTTATCCCAGAAAATTCTTCCCAAAAAGAAATACAAGAACGATTAAATACTATGAGTGCAAGTGATAGAGAATGGGTTTTTAATGTTTTTGATAAATCAAAGGCCTTGATAAAGAACCAAGAAAAATATTATAGAATTAACAGCTTACTTTTGGCTCTGATGATATGTGGTGCCATTGCTTTCTTTACTTTCGCTTTTTTACAACGAAATTATGACCATGATGTAGTATATTATATTGTGTGTACGCTATTTGTAGTAATTGAAATAGCAGTGTGTTTATTAACAAGGTATTTTGTAAAAAAAGGAGATAAAAAGTTAACAAATGAAGAAATGTATTGAAATGAACTGGGAAAATAAATAAGCGTAGATAGTAGGGTAATTTTTATTATAAATGTAGTTGAATTAAAGTTGAATAATGTGATAAAACCAAGTGCCGATCAAAGTACTTGGTTTTTTGTTGCTACAATGAAAGGGGGAATGTCTTGTGGACGAAAAGGAAGTATTCGAAATCTGCAACCAGGTAGACAGCTTCATCGCGGAATATCTGACAGAATCCATTGTTAAGGGGACAAGCTACGATCTTATGGAAGCACACCACGGCATTCTCCCGATCAGTAGAAATTGCTTTTACCGGAGGCGGCGGATTGTGAGAAAGATTATGGAGAAGCGGATGGGGCGGATCGTGGAAGAGAAGAATGGGCAGTTGAGGATGGTGTGGTAGAAATGCTTTATATTGTATGACTAAAATGCTATAATTATAATGTATGATTGCATAGAGAGGGTGGTCCAGAAGTGGACGATATTTTAAAATGAGTAGAGGTGAATTAAATGAATATTCTCATACCAATTGTGAAAAATTCTTACGAAATGAGTGATACCATAAAAGCCGCATTAATATCAGCTATGATTCCCGCTTTGATTTCTATTATTGGATTCATTGCAACTAATAGATCTGTAAAAAGAGATTTTAAGAATGAGATCTTAAAGCAAAGGAACGAAATCGCTTTGAATAAAATGGCAACAATGCCAATGCGTATATTAGAATTGTTGGGAACAATTATTGAAACAGGAGGTCAAAACGAAGAATTAGCAAAAGGATTCGATGGTTTTATGAATGAAGTGTATGCATATGGATCTGAAAATGCAATAGCGCTTATTTCCAAGATACAAAAGGATAATATGTTTTTTGGCGATAATGTCGCTGATAGGAATTTGTATGAATTAATTGCTATGTATATACTGTTAGCCACACAGATAAAATATGATGTCACAGGAATAATCGTTAGTCCGGAAAAGTGGTATGAAATGAGGATGAACGATTATGAAATTAACAGGGAGAAGATGCGATTAGCCAACAATAATGTTGTAAAGATGTTTGAATTAAATAAGCGATTTTACATAAAGAAAATTCGATGATATGATAAGATATTGGAAAGAGAGGTTATCTTTAGTGAGACCTCTCTTTTTTTATGCCCTAAATTGGTACAAATCCACTGAATGCCAATGGTAAAATTACTATAGAACAGTAATTGAACAGGGAGGGAGAAGCGTGGAAAAAGAAAACGAACTGAAAAAGGAGTATCTGCGATCGTATACACCAGCGGTCAGCGCCGCGCGCCGGATAGAGGAAGAAATTGAGCAGTTAAGAGCAGATAAGATGGCACCGGCACTTGTCATGGATGATATGCCACATGCCCATGATCAGAAAGATCTCTCTGACTACGCTGCAAAGCTGGACGAGTTGGAGAGGAAACTTATTAAAGCACGGTATGAGCGCATAGATCTATATGCAGATATATTCGCAGATATTGAGCGTTTAGAGGATGAGACGGAAAAGGCGGTATTGACATACAGATACCTTCGGAGACAAAGTTGGGAAGAAATCTGTGTGAAGATGGGATATCAGTGGGCACAGGTCCATCGGATTCATGCCAGGGCATTGAAACATTTCAATCCGACAGGTGGATATTATGAGATTTTGATCAAAAAAATGAAAGATGATACACAATGATACACTTGTATGTGATATGATTATAGCGTGAAAGAGCGTAAGAGGAAATGATTCCCCTTGCGCTTTTTTCGTCTTTTGACTACTGGGGCATCATGAAACACAGGGGTGTCCCACTTCTCCCTATAAAAGAAACAGGCAGGTGATACTATTGGCAAGGAGTCCGAACCAAAAGGCAGAGAAAGCCCGAGAACTGTATAAGGGTGGAATGAAGCTGGTTGAGATTGCAAGTCAACTAGAATGCTCTGCCGCTACAATTAGGACATGGAAGAATCGTTATAAATGGGATGCGGATGAAAGTGAAACGTTTCAAAAGAAAAATGAAACGAAACGAAACGTTTCAAAGAGTAATGCATCAAAAAAACAAAGTGAAGAAACGGCTGTAGCTGATGAAGTCAGGCAGGTAATACAGAATACTAACTTAACCGATAAGCAACAGCTTTTTTGTATACATTACATCCGATGTTTCAATGCTACCAAGGCATACCAGAAAGCGTATGGCTGTGACTATCGTACAGCACAAAGTAATGGCTACCAATTACTTACAAATACTTACATCCGGGATGAAATCTTCCGGTTGAAACAGGAACGTTTAAACAGAGAGTTTCTAAGTGAAGCCGATGTATTCCAGAAGTACATGGATATTGCTTTCGCTGATGTGACAGATTTCCTTGAATTTGGAACAGAGGAAGTTCCAGTTATGGCAATGTATGGTCCAGTAAAGATAAAGGACCCGGATACTGGTAAAGAGAAGCAGTTGACAAAGATTGTTAATACTGTTCGATTTAAAGACAGTTCAGATGTAGATGGCTCTATTCTGTCAGAGGTTAAGCAAGGCAAGGATGGCGCGAGCATCAAACTTGCTGATCGGATGAAAGCATTACAGTGGCTTACAGATCACATGGATCTTGCTACAGAGAAGCAGAGAGCAGAGATCGCATTGCTGAAAGCTAAGTCGCAGGGTGATGACGAGACAGAGATCACCGACGATGGATTTGTTGGTGCACTGAATGGATCAGCAGAGGGGGACTGGACAGACGAAGAAGGTTAAGCAGATATTTCACTTTAAGCCATTTTCCAAGAAGCAGCGCAAGGTCTTGAACTGGTGGTGTGATGCATCACCGGTAAAGGATAAGGATGGAATTATAGCCGACGGAGCAATCCGATCTGGCAAGACTATCTGCATGTCACTAAGCTTTGCTATATGGGCAATGGAACGGTTCAATGGTCAGAACTTTGCCATGTGTGGTAAGACGATCGGATCATTCCGTAGAAATGTGCTGTTCTGGCTGAAGCTGATGTTGAAGAGCCGGGGGTATGCAGTTACAGATCACAGATCCGACAACCTGGTCGTGGTCACAAGGGGAAATGTAACGAACAACTTCTATATATTCGGTGGTAAGGATGAAAGCTCGCAGGATCTCATTCAGGGTATTACCTTGGCTGGGGTCTTTTTTGATGAAGTTGCGTTGATGCCGGAAAGCTTCGTGAATCAGGCAACCGGACGATGCTCCGTCGATGGTTCGAAGTATTGGTTTAACTGCAATCCGGATGGACCATATCACTGGTTCAAGGTGAACTGGATTGATAAGGCAACCGGATATCTTGGGAAAAAGAAAACAGCAGAAATAAAAGAGAAGGCTGTGGCAGAGAATCGAGATCCGGGATTGAAAGAGATTCTGTATCTGCATTTTACGATGGATGATAACTTAAGCCTGTCAGAGACGATCAAGGAACGATACCGCAGCATGTACACGGGAGTGTTTTTCAAGCGGTATATCCTTGGACTGTGGGCGATGGCAGAGGGTATTATCTATGATATGTTTGACACTACCAAGCATGTGATATCGAATCTGTTAGATTTGGTCAATACAAATTACTATGTGTCCTGTGACTATGGCACACAGAATGCAACCGTGTTCCTATTGTGGTGTAAAGAACATTCTGGACGATGGGTATGTTGTCGTGAGTATTATTATTCCGGTCGAGATGAAGAAAGGCAGAAAACCGACACCGAGTATGCAGATGATTTGGAACAGTGGCTTGATGGGATAAAGCCGGTAAAGATTATTATTGATCCGTCTGCCGCATCGTTTATTGCAGAATTGAAAAAACGTGGCTATACAATCAAGAAAGCAAAGAATGACGTGTTGGATGGCATCCGGTTTGTAGCGTCGTTGTTAAACGAGGGTAAGATTGCGATTAGTGACCAGTGCCCGAATACCATAAAAGAATTTGCTTCCTATATCTGGGATCAGAAAGCATCGGAGCATGGCGAGGATAAACCGGTGAAACAGCACGATCATGCAATGGATGCACTGCGGTACTTCTGCTATACAATTATTCGCAAGCCGGGAAGCATCGGTATTTTGAAGTGAGGTAACAATGGATATTGATACAATGAAACAACTGATAAAAAAATATGAACCCGGCCATGCGGCATTTGTGACGCGTACGGATATAGCAGAACGTTATTACCGCAATGAGACGGACATCCTGTTCCGGGACAAACCCAAAGACAAGGAAAAAGAGGAAGCAGACAATCCACTGCGTAATGCAGACAACCGGATTCCCCGGAACTTTCATGGTCTGATCGTGAACCAGAAAGCGTCCTATGCGTTTACCGCACCGCCGTTGTTCGATGTAGGCAGTACGGTGAGCAATAAGCGTATCACGGAAACCTTGGGTGATGAGTATGCCAAGAACTGCATGAAATTGTGTGTGAATGCTGCCAATACTTCCATCGGCTGGGTGCATTACTGGCAGGGCGATAATGGTTTTGAATGGGCAGTTGTTCCGTCTGAGCAGATCATCCCAGTGTTTGACCGTAGCCTTAAACGCAGGCTGATCGGACTAATGAGGGTGTACCCGGACATTGACGATGCGACAGGTGACAATTATACCGTGTACGAATACTGGACGGACGCGGAGTGCCAGGCATTCCGGCGGAGAACCGGGGATGAATTGGATCTTTTGACATATTATGATATGTTCATAGATCCAGAGAGTGGCGAGATGGTAGCGGATTACCGGCATGATTTCGGAGAAGTACCATTCATCCCGTTTTACAACAACAATATCCATACAGATGATTTGCGCAACATTAAGCCGCTGATAGACGTATATGACAAGGTCTACAGCGGCTTTATCAATGATTTGGATGATATACAGGAATTGATCTTTGTGCTGTCTGGATATGGCGGTGAAGATCTGAATGGATTCCTATCTGATTTGAAAAAGTACAAGACCATTAAGGTAGATGGGGATGAGGGCGGTGCGGTGTCTACACTGAACATTGAGATTCCGATTGAAGCCCGGAACAGTGTACTGGATTCCACCAGAAAGGCAATCTTCGAACAGGGGCAAGGCTTCGACCCGCAGCCGGAGAACTTTGGTAATCAGTCTGGTGAAGCACTGAAATTCATGTATTCGCTCTTGGAAATGAAAACCGGATTGATGGAAACAGAGTTCCGACTTGGCTTTGCACGGCTGGTGCGGGCAATCTGCAAAGCACTTGGCATTCAGTGCGGCACGATCATTCAGACATGGACCCGTACCTGTATCAAGAATGATACGGAGCAAGCACAAATCTGTAAGGATTCCGTTGGAATTGTAAGTAAAAAGACGATTCTGAAAAACCATCCGCTTGTGGAAGATGCAGATGAAGAATTGAAGCAGATCGAAAAAGAAGAAAAAGAAGCGCAGGAAAAGGCTGATCTGTATTCGGGAGCATTTACGAATCAGAATAAAACAGATGACAATCAGGACAACAACGATGACGATGCGGGGCAGGATGAATGAAAAACGGTGCATATTGGAAAAAACGCTTCAAACAGATAGAGGAATCCCAGCATCAGCAAGGCTTGCAGTGCTATGCGGACATTGAAAAGCAATATCTTGCAGCACAGCGGCAGATGGAAGCGAAAATCAATGCGTGGTATCAGCGCTTTGCAGATAACAATGAAATTTCTTTGGTAGAAGCACGCCGGCTACTAAATTCCAGTGAATTGGATGAACTGAAATGGGATGTCGAGCAGTACATACGGTACGGAAAAGAAAATGCTATCAATGGTCAGTGGATAAAGGAACTAGAAAATGCTTCTGCAAAAGTACACATCAATCGGCTGGAAGCATTGAAACTTCAGATGCAGCAGTCACTGGAAGTAATGTTTGGTAATCAGCTGGACAGTGTGGATTCTGCAATTCGTGATGTATATCAATCGGGGTTCCTTCATACTGCTTATGAGATCCAGAAGGGGATTGGAACCGGATGGAGTTTTACATCCCCGAATGATCGGCTGATTGATACAGTGGTCCATAAGCCTTGGGCGGCAGACGGGCAAACGTTTTCAGACCGGATCTGGACGAACAAACAGAAGCTGGTCAATGAATTGAACACCACCATGGTACAGAACATAATTACCGGGGCTGATCCGCAGAAGACGATTGATGCCCTGGCACGGAAGATGAATGTATCAAAACAGAACGCGGGCCGCTTGGTTATGACAGAACAGGCGGCTTTTTCCAATGCAGCGCAAAAGGATTGTTTTGCAGAACTTGGGGTGGAACAGTTTGAAATATTGGAAACATTAGATAGTTTTACATGCAGCCTTTGTGGTTCTATGGACGGGCAGCATTTCCCTATGAGTCAGTATGAAATTGGTGTGACAGCTCCGCCGTTCCATCCGAACTGCCGTGGGTGTACCTGCCCATACTTTGAAGATGATTTTGGAGTGCCGGGAGAACGTGCAGCGCGTGGTGAAGATGGAAAAACATATTATGTACCAGGCAATATGACATATGAAGAGTGGAAATCCTCTTTTGCAGATGGTAACAATGCAGCGAAAGACCGGTTGGGGATTATCACAAACAATAATAAAAGCAACCCGAACTATTATGATTTTAAGGGTAAAAATGTGGATACGGTCGAGTCGGAAATCTGCAAGTTCGACCATGAGGTTGGAGTTATATTTTACAATGGGAAAGCGGTAAATTGCCAGTTGGGAAATGAGGATACTATAGAATTTACGAAGTATCAGCTTAAAATGATGAAAGGAAAAGATGTTACTCATAATCATCCATTGAGTACGCCGCCGTCCCCAGAAGATCTGTATCTGCTGGTAAATTATAAAGTCAAAAGTTTCAGAACCTGTGGGGAAAACGGTACATATGTGTTAGAATATAATGAACAGGTAGAAAAACTTCCAGATTTCAAGACATTTAGTGATACATATGACGAAATTATATATGAATTACAAGATAAATATTATGATGAAGTGAAACATGGAATGAAACAAGAGGATGCGATCATATTACTTGGAGAGGCTGCTTGGGAAAGATTGTATGAACTATATAATGTCAAACCTAGATTTGAAAGGCGGTAATTGTCATGAGCAAATATAAACCATATGAAATAGATAGATATAAGCTGAATCTGTTTTGCGTATGTTTGAACTGCAGTAAATACAGAGGCTCAAGAAACGATTTTTCAAAATATTGTGATGCTTATCCCAAAAATCTTCCATCTGAAATTTGGAATGGAAAAAATGTAAAATGTCCGCATTTTGAAGAAAAGCAGGGGTGATAGTATGGTGAAACTTATAAAAACATTAGATGTTCAAAACGCATCATTGAATGTGATCACAGCTGGCAGACGATTTCCGCTTGCACAATTTGCTGGGAAAATAGAGATCACAGAGCACCAGAGTATGACATTTGTTCTTGGTAGAAGGTGTAAAGGAGAAAAGAAAATCTATGCATCATTCATTTTATGCCAGAATATTGAATATCAGACAGATGATGAGTTTAATGCAGGAAAAGTATATGAAGCAGTTGGAGATGTGCAGGGGGAGCAGTCTTGTGAAAGACTGATTTTCTCAGGACTTCGTTTTGAAGATATAGATCCGTTGAAAGGAACTGTGACACTTGAAGTGACTGATTTGGAACTGATCCGGAAAATGCTTGAGATGTAAAATTTTAGATACCACCAGTCAGAAATGATATGGTGGTATTTTTGTGCTCAAAAATAGGTAATAACAGGGCAACCGGAAATTTATGAACAGAACGGCGCAGAGGTGACGCTAAGTAAGTTCCTCTGGTAGTCCTGCTTTTATATGCCTTTTTCTGTAGGCGTTAAAGAACAGTAATACTCATCTGGAGAATAAACAGAGAATCCCAATACCCGGAGAGCGGGAATAAAAATCTATGGAGGATAAGAAAATGGAATGGTTAAAGGCAATTTTGGAAAAAGCAGAAATCAAAGATGGAAAGCTGGATGTAGATGCAGTCATGAATGCGGCACAGAAAGAGTTTCCGAAGTATGCAGTGCCAAAAGACGACTTTAATACAAAAGTCGAGGAATTGAAAACAGCAAATGGAACAATCGAGGAGTTAAAGAAATCCAATGGGGATAATGAGGAGTTACAGAAAAAGATCGGAGATTATGAGATTGAAATCAAAAATCTTAAGAAGACTGCTGAAAACACCTCAAAGACCTATGCTTTGAAGGAATCTCTCGCAAAACAGGGCGTGCTTGATCCGGATTATCTGATCTACAAAGCCGGTGGGCTTGACAAGTTCACATTTGACAAGGAAGGTAAGCCGGTTGGTGTAGAGGATGCTGTAAAACCTTATAAGGAAGACAAGATTATGGCACATCTGTTCAAACAGGAGCAGCAGAAACCGCCATATCATCCGCAGGGTGGTACTGGTGGAGCCGGAGCTACAAATCCATTTGCAAAAGAGACATTCAATCTGACAAAACAGGGTGAACTTTTAAAATCCAACCCAGAGCAGGCGAAAGCAATGGCGGCCGCCGCAGGGGTAATAATCTAATCAATTTAAGGAGGTAACTACTTATGGCAATTACAAAAATTGCAGACGTGATCGTACCGGAGCTTTTTAACCGGTATGTGATCAACAGAACGATGGAGCTGTCCGCGTTTTTCCAGAGTGGGATCGTGGTAAACAGCCCGGAATTTGATGCGCTTGCATCCGAAGCGGCAAGAACACACAATATGCCGTTCTTCGAGGATTTACAGGGAGAATCCGAACCAACACTGGAAGATGTAAAGATGACACCGGCAAAGATCGGTTCAAACAAAGACGTATCAACAACTATTCTGAGACAGAAGATGTGGGCGGCTACAAATCTTTCCGCAGCACTGGCCGGTGCTGATCCCATGAAGGCGATTGGTGATTTAGTGGCGCAGTATTGGGCGCGCGATATGCAGAAAGAGTTAATCGAAATCCTTGCAGGTGTATTTGGAACTACGACAGCCGGCGAGAGTGGAACACCAAAAGCAGAGACCAGAATGGCAGATCATATCCTGGACCTTACCACAGGAAAAACAGATGCGGCAAAAATGATTGGAGCTTCACCGTTTATTGATGCCTGTCAGCTGCTTGGTGATGCGCAGGCGCAGCTTAGTGGTGTTGCGATGCATTCGGCTACAAAGTCTTACTTAAAGAAGCTGAATCTGATTGAGACGGAGCGTGATTCCACAGATGTAGAGTTTGATACTTATCAGGGAAGACGTGTTACGGTAGATGATGGATGCCCGGTAAATTCAGATGGAGTATATACGACCTATCTGTTCGGAAATGGAGCAGTAGCTTATGGTAACGGTTCTCCGGTTGGACACGTTCCAACAGAGGTGGACAGAGACAAACAGACGGGTGGTGGTATCGATTACCTGATTAACCGTAAAGCATTTATCCTGCATCCGAGGGGAATTGCATACACTGGAGCAAAACGCGAGCATGTGGAGACTCCAACGAGAGCAGAACTTGCAATGGCAGAGAACTGGAAGCCGGTATATGAGCCGAAGCAGCTTAGAATCGTGGCTATCAAACACAAGATAGGGTAAGCCTATGGATCTGGCAAAGTTAAAGGCACTTCTTGGAATTGAGGATGATTCCAAGGATGTGATTCTTGAATTTGTCATTGCGGACGTAGAGGAGACCATAAAGAACTATTGTCATGTGGAGGAAATGCCGAAAGGACTGGTGAACACCGGATACCGCATGGCGATGGATCTGTACCGGAATGAGAATATTGGAAGCGAGACGGCAGCAGTTGGAGCGGTTTCTTCCATTTCTGAGGGAGATACCTCTACATCTTTCCAGCAGTATGTAGATGCTAATTTCAAAGACACAGTGCTGAAAAATTATAAGTCCTCACTAAACAGATACAGGAAGGTGGCGTGGAAATGATCGCGGATGCAATCAAGCAGGCACAGGCACTTGCAAGGAAAGTCCAGGAAGCCACATATGATGGCAGATGTACGGTTATGGAGCATCAGAAAGTGAAGGATCCCAAAACAAAGATTACCACGGAAAAGGATGTTGCGGTACTGGAAGATGAACCATGCCGACTGTCGTATTCCAGCGTCAGTGCGGTGGATCAGACGGAATCGGCGGCAAAGACCGCGCAGGTCACAAAGCTGTTTTTATCCCCGGATGTACAGATCAAACCGGGAGCCAAGATCACGGTGACACAGGTTGGTGTGACACAAAACTATAAATGCGGCAGTGTGGCAGCAGTATATCCGACGCATCAGGAGATTGTGTTGCAATTATCAGAGAGGTATGCATGATGGGAATGGGAAGCGTGGATATGCGGGAACTGGTGAAGTTTCAGGAAAATTTGAATAGATTGGCAGGCAGCGAGGATACAAGGAATTCTTTTTGCGAATCATGTGCAAAGGAACTTGCGGCCAGATTGCTCACAAAGGTAATCAAAAGGACACCTGTAGGAAAATATCCAGCAAGTTCAGGCAAGGTTGGTGGTACTCTTCGAAGAGGGTGGACTGCAGGTAATAAAGAAGGAGTACAGGCGGCTGTTGATAGCATTCAAGTTACAAAATCAGGGAACCAGTACACCATTAAAATTATGAATCCAACTGAGTATGCGAGTTTTGTAGAATTCGGACATCGAACAGTAAACCATAACGGATGGGTTAAAGGGCAGTTTATGATGACTATTTCTGAAAATGAAATCAAACGTATGGCTCCTGGGTTACTGGAAAAGAGACTGGAAGAGTTCTTGGGAGGTACATTCAATGATTAGCAACGTGATAGCCGGGATAGCAATTGCCCTGAACCAAGAGTTTGGGGATGATTATGAAATTTATACAGAGGAAATAAAGCAGGACTTGAAAGAGCCTTGCTTTTTTATTACCCTCTTAAATCCATCCAAGACAGATTTCCCATCCAAACGGTATTTGATGGACAATCCATTTTGTATACAGTATTTCCCGGAATCGGAGGACAATCCGAATAGTGAATGCCGCGATGTAGCTGATCGTATGTTATGGGCGTTGGAGAATATTACGCCTTTGGATGCAGACAGGCCGGTACGAGGGACGGACATGCATCATGAGATTACAGACGGAGTGCTGAATTTCTTTGTAAATTACAATTATTTCGTCCGCAAGGTAGAGACTCCGGCTCCTCTTATGGAAACTATGACAACAATATTACATTTGAAAGGATAGGTGCGATATGGGTGAAACAAATACAGAAGTAAAACCACAGGTATCTGCGGATGTATTTACAAAGCAGCAGCTGGCAGAATCCAAACGCTATAAGAAAAAGCGGGATCTGTTGGAGGCACTGTTGGAAAACGGAAAGACATATACGATCGCGCAGGTGGATAAGATCATCGGCGATTATCTGAAGAAAGAGGTGAGATAAATGCCATTTGGCGGAGGAACATGGGTAACCCAGAACAAAGTAATCCCAGGTGCGTATATCAATGTCGTGAGCGCAGGGATTGCATCCGCGGCACTGTCGGATCGTGGTATTGCAACAATGCCGCTGGAACTTGACTGGGGACCAGAAGATAAAATTTTTAAAGTTACCACAGGGGATATGCAGAAGTATTCGAAAAAGATCTTCGGATATGGATATACCGATGAAAAAATGAAAGGTCTGAGGGATCTGTTTGCCGGTGGGACTTTGGTACTGTATGCATACCGGTTAAACGGCGGTGGGGTAAAAGCGGCTAATGACTATGCTATGGCAAAGTACACCGGTATCCGTGGAAATGATATCAAGATCTCCATCGCAAAGGATATAGATGATCCGGATTCATGGAATGTAACAACATATCTTGATACATCCCGTATTGAGGTGCAGAATGTCAAGAAAGCGGCTGATCTGAAAGACAATGATTATGTTTCTTTTAAAACAGAATCCATGGAACTTGCAGCAGTTGCATCCGCGGCACTGACCGGTGGAACGAATGGTACGGTCGATGGTGATGCGCATGCGAAGTATCTTGAAAAGGCAGAAGCCTATGGATTCAATACCATGGGCGTTGTGATTACTGACGAGGTAACCAAGAAGCTGTATGTGGCATATGTAAAGCGTATGCGTGATGAGGTTGGCAAGAAGTTCCAGCTTGTACTTTATAAGTCGGATGCTGACTATATGGGTGTTATTTCCACACCAAACAAAACAACAGATGAAGGATGGCCTGAAGCATCTACAGTATACTGGCTGACAGGGGTGGAGTGTGCCACAGCGGTAAACAAATCCTGCGAGGGCAAAGTGTACGATGGTGAATTTGCCATTGAGCCGATCGACAATGATCTGGAGGATTATATCAAAAAGGGACAGCTTGTATTTGACAGAAATGATGATGAAATTGAAATCCTCAGTGATATCAATACACATGTGACGGTTACAGAGGAATGTAACGAGTTCTTCTGCGATAATCAGACGGTCCGTGTTGCGGATCAGTTAGCAAATGATGACGCGCTGCTCTTTAAAACAAGATTCCGTGGAAAGTTTCCGAATGATGCCCCTGGGCGGAACAGCCTGAAAAGTGGACTGTGTGAGATTCGGGAAAAATTACAGAATTTACGTGCAATTGAAAATTTCAAGCGTGATTTTGTATCTGTGATGCGGGGCGAAACAAAGAAATCTGTAGTTGTCGAGAATGCTGTTGAGGTGGTAAACACCATGAGTATTATGTACATGACTACAGTGGTGAAATAGGAAGAGGTGAGGTAAATGTCTAATGTAATGTTGGCAAAGGATTCCATTTCTGCAGCTCTTGCCCAGTGTTATGTCACGATTGGAGAGCGGAGATATAACCTTATGACAGCGATTAAGATGGAAGCGAAATTCAAAAAAAATAAGGTGAAAATTCCTTCGCTTGGAAAACCCGGTAAAGGAAATAAATCCGTATCGTGGGAAGGAACTGGTTCTTGCACGATGCATTACAATACCAGTATTTTTCGCGAAATGATGCTTAATTTCAAAGATACCGGAGATGATGTGTATTTTGAAATGGAGATTACAAATGATGATCCATCGAGTGATGCAGGATCGCAGACCATTACCCTGTTGCAGTGTAATATTGATGGAGGCATTCTTGCAAAGTTCGATGCTTCATCAGATTCTTATCTTGATGAGGATGTCGAATTCACATTCGATGATTTCGATATGCCAAAGAAATTTGAGGAACTTATTGGATTAGCAGCGTAATATATTCCCCTTGTGCATTGCATGAGGGGATTTTTATATGGAAAGAAAAGGAGATAACATATGTCAAATTTAAGTAGATTTTTAGCAAAAAACAAAATCAAGAGAGAGAACGGGAAGTATGCACCATCGAAAGCTTTTGTGGACGAAAATGGCAATCCTTTGGAGTTTGAGTTCCGCCCGATTACATCAAAACGAAACGAAGCAATTCGTGAGAGCCATACCAAAGAAGTTCCGGTGACCGGTAAACCAAATATGTTCCGTCCAAAACTGGATACGTCAGCATACATCAATAATTTAATTACGGAAAGCATTGTTGATCCAGATCTTTACAATAAGGAACTGCAGGATTCCTATGGAGTAAAAACACCGGGAGAACTTTTGTATGCAATGATTGACAATCCGGGAGAATATCAGGATCTTTCTGCATGGGTTCAGAATTTTCAGGGATTTGACACTTTAGAGGATAAGACTAAACAGGCAAAAAACTAATTAAGGAAGGGGATGCGGAAGCAAACTATGCATATTATGCATTGCACAAGCTCCACATTCTCCCTTCCCAATGGGTTGCTTTAGAAGAGGAGGAGAAGGCTTTTATTATTGCCTGTATAGATATAAGAATTGAAGCGGAAAAGGAAGAGGCAAAGAAAATAGCGAAGGAAGCAGAAGGGCGGTGATGATATGGCTACAATTACAACGGGAATACAGTTGGCAGACAATTTTAGCGCCCCTCTTATGCATATCATCAGTTCTGTGAATATGGCAATTTCTTCGATTTATGATATGGATCAGGCAATGAATGCTGGTGTGAATACGGCATCTTTGGAAGCTGCCCGGAATGAAATTGCACAGGCAACTGTAGCTGCGGAAGAATTCAATCAAACAATGCAACAGGCGAGTAGTCCGATCAATGATAATATTCGAAGGCAGGAACAATTTAATCAGTCATTACAAAACGGTGCAAGTGAATCATCGAATTTAGTTTCGGCAATTAAACGAATGGCAGGGGCGTACCTGAGTATTCAGACGGCTGGAAAAATTTTGGAGATGTCGGATGAGATCACACAGACTACATCCAGATTAAATATGATGAATGACGGATTGCAGAGTACGGCCGATTTGTACAACATGGTTTATGTGGCTGCAAACGATGTCAGAGGATCATTAGGAGATATGGCGAGTGTGGTTGCTCGATTTGGTAATAATGCGAAAGATGCATTTAGTTCCAGTGCAGAAGTTGTCCAGTTCGCAAATTTAGTCCAAAAGCAGATGACAATTGCGGGAGCGTCTACGCAGGAAGCAGCAAATGCAGAATTGCAGTTATCACAGGCGTTAGGATCTGGTGTGCTGCGTGGAGATGAGTTGAACAGTATTTTTGAACAGGCACCGAATCTGATTCAGAATATTGCAGATTATCTTAATGTTCCAATCGGTAAGATTCGAAGTATGGCACAAGATGGGGAACTGTCGGCAGATGTTGTGAAACAAGCAGTATTTGCGGCAACGGATGAGATAAATGCTAATTTTGAATCTATGCCTATGACATGGGGGCAAATGTGGACGGTATTTCAAAATAATGCCACTATGGCATTTCAGCCGGTTCTACAGAGACTTAATGATCTTGCAAATACAGATGGATTCCAAACGTTTACAACGAATGCAATAAATGACCTTGCAGTGGTAGCCGGTGTGGTTCTTGATATATTTGAAGGAATTGGATCAGTAGGAACTTTTGTATCAGACAACTGGCAAATTATAGGCCCTATTGTTGAAGGCGTGGCAGCGGCGCTTACTGTTTATTATGGATGGCAATTGCTTTCCACAAGTGCAACAAAAGCAGCTGCTGCAGCACAATGGATATATAATGCTGCAATGAATGCAAACCCTGCAGCGATAGTGGCCATATCAATAGGTGCACTTATAGTTCTAATTGGAATACTGGCAAATAAATTTACCGGAACAGGGCATATTGCGCAGTCAGTTTTCGGAATGATAACTGGTGGAATCAATGTTGTTATCCAGTATTTTAAAAATTGGGGATTAACAGTTGCAGATATTTTCATTGGAATATGGAACGCAGGGGGAGCATGTGCAACCAATGTTGAAATTGCTTTTCACAATGCGATCAGTCATGTACAGGCACTCTGGTACAACATGCTGTCTACAGCACTTACGGTAGTATCTGGCATTTGTTCGGCATTGAATAAACTTCCTTTTGTAGACTTTGACTATTCTGGAATTACGGGGGCAGCAGATAATTATGCATCAAAAGCGGCAGCAGCTGCCGGGAATACAAAAGATTATGCCAGCGTGCCGGCTGCATTTAGTAAAGGAGTAAAAACGTATGACACTTACCAGAAAGGATGGGTCAACGATGCATATACTGCAGGGGCGGCATGGGGAGATGGTGTAACCAGTAAAATAAAGAATACCTTATCTTCAAAGGCTACCAATATTCCAAATGCGAATAATTATCCAAATGCGCTTGCGTCCAGTAACGCAGCAACAGCGGCAAATACAGCAGACACTGCCAAGAATACCGCAAAAACGGCAAATACATTATCTGCATCCAGTGAGGATCTGAAGTATTTAAGAGATATTGCGGATCGTGAGTACGTGAATAAATTTACAACAGCACAGATCAAGGTTGAGATGATCAACCATAACAACGTAAACAATGATATGGATTTAGATGGAATGGCAGAGCATTTGCGTAGCAAAATTGAAGAAGAAATGAACGCAGCAGCGGAAGGAGAGCACTAAAGATGTATGAATTATATATTGATGGGGTCCTTTTCCCAGTGACCCCAGGATCTCTTAACATCAAGATCAATAACAAAAATAAGACCATAACTCTCATAAATGAGGGAGAGGTTAATCTTATTAAGTCTCCGGGATTGTCTGATATTACAATTCCAGAGCTGCTGTTACCAATTAATAAATACCCTTTTTCCTGTGAAAGAGCAGAGGTGGGAGCAGCATATTATCTTTCGAAATTGGAGAAATGGAAAAATCAGAAAAACCCAGTCACGCTAAAGTTTAATCGTTACAAAGTATCAGATAAACATCTTATCGAAGATATCATAATGGATGTGACTATTGAAGATTATGAGATCATGGAAGATGCAGATAAATACGGATCAGATGTGTGTGTAAAGCTTAACTTGAAAGAATACCGTCACTGGGGAGCAAAGAAACTTGTACCGAAAAACAAAAAGACAAAGTCCGGAAAAAAGAAAACGATTGTTACGGTTAAAAAACAACGGAAGAAAACGAAAGCTATAGCCAAAAGCTACAAGATAAAATCTGGTGACACGCTTATGAAAATTGCGAAGAAACAGATGAACAATGCATCTGCATGGAAGAAACTCTATCAGTTAAACCAGAAAACGATTGAAAATGCAGCTCGTAAGCATGGACGAAAATCATCATCGAATGGTCATTATTTGTATGCAGGAACGGTATTGAAACTTCCGGGAGGTGGTAGCTGATGAAAGATATCGTTGATGTAGCGATTGGCGAGATCGGGTACCGGGAGCAGGGAAGCAATAAAACCAAATATGGAGTATATACAGGAACGAATGGTGCTGCATGGTGCCATTCGTTTGTTTCATGGTGTGCGCATGAAGCCGGGGTATCTACTTCCATTGTTCCGAAAACGGCATCCGTAGCTTATGGTATGCAGTGGTATCAAAAGAAAGGACAGTTTAGGTATAAAGGGAAGTACACGCCAAAGAGAGGGGATATTGTTTATTTTAAAACTGGCCGAAGCCATGTGGGTATTGTTGAGAGCGTCAGCGGTGGTCAGTTACATACTATTGAAGGAAATACATCCGATAAGGTAGCACGGCGATCATATTCTCTGAATAATGCCACAATTACCGGCTATGGTACGCCGAAATATACAAGCACCAAAAATGGTTCATCTGGTAGTGGAAAAAAGGATTCCAAAAAGGAACTGCAATATTTACAGAAAATATTATCACGTCACGAGGCAAAAGCGGAAACCATAAAAGCCGATGAAGCAGAAACGGGGAAAATACCGGCTGGCAATGTAATGATTACTGTAAATAATGGGAAAAAGAAATTTACAGTACCGGTGGAAGATGGAGCAAAGGTTGTATGGGAAAGAGACAGCACACCTGGCAAATTTACTTTCACAGCAAAAGTTGAAAAAGGATTTTTCATAGGCATGGGAAATGAAGTTCTTGTTACTGTGGACAGCAAGAAGTTTTTCTATGGCTTTGTATTTACAAAAGAAGTCAAGAAGGACGGGATGGCATCGTATACCGTATATGACCAGCTTAGGTATCTGAAAAACAAAGACACACTTATCTATAGTAAAAAAACAGCAGATGAAGTAATTCGGATTATTGCAAAGCGCTTCCTGTTAAAATGCGGCACACTGGCAAAGACAGGGTGGCGCAGATCAGCGGTTGAGGACAATACGGCATTATTCGATATGATTCAAAACGCGTTGGATGATACTTTAATGGTAAAAGGAAAGACGTATGTTTTTTATGATAATATTGGAAAATTGTGCCTGACTGATGTGGCAAAGATGAAGGTAAATACCTGTCTGGTAGATGCGGAAACAGGGGAAGATTATTCCTACAAAACAACGATTGATACGGATGTGTATAACCAGATCCAACTGATCTATAAGAAAAAGAAATCCAGTAAGAAGAAAAAAGGAAGTACAAAGACATCAACAAGTCAAAATACTGGAACCAGTTATGGAATTTATCTGGTACGTGACAATAAGAAAATCGCAAAATGGGGAACGTTGCAGTTTACGGATGAGATCAATAGTCCGGATATTGGAAAGCTGAAAGCACAGGCATTATTGAAATTGTATAGCCATGAGAAGCGTACACTTACCATATCAGGCGTGATTGGAAACAGTAAAGTGCGTGGAGGATCGCTTGTGCCAGTCATACTTGATTTGGGAGATCTGAAAATTGCAAATTATATGCTGGTAGAGAAGGTGACACACAAATTTAAAAATCGTGAATATACGATGGACCTGGTAGTGTCTGGAGGTGATTTTAGTGAGTAGCGGAAATCTGGTGCAGTTAATCAAGAAGATTGCAATGGATGCGGTACGGGCTGCAAAGATGTGTGATTATGTGACCGGTGTGGTTACCAGCGAAGATCCTCTGAAAGTGAAAATTACAAACTCTTTTGAAATTGGGGAAGAATTTTTAATGGTGCCACAAAGTATGACGGATCATGAGGTTGAAGTAACAATCAAAAAAGAGTATGGATGGAAAACGAAGAACCGATCGGGTGGAACTGGTGATGACATTGTGTTGGAAAATGTAAAGATTATGATTCACAATGCATTAAAAGCCGGAGATGAAGTGTTGATGATGCGCAAAAGCGGTGGTCAGGAGTTTGTGGTAATAGACAAGGTGGTGAAGGAATGATTCCGACAAATTATGATGATGACGATGAAGAGGATGATATGACCGGCTTTGAAGTGGAAAATGATCCGTCTCTTACATATGCAATGCAGATAGGAACCATTGAGAATGAGCCAAGCATTTTTCTTGGCAAAGCAGACGGAGAAGAGGCAAACCGGCAGGCAATATTGAAAATCTTGAACACAGAGCGATATAAAAATGTAATTTATTCATGGGATTATGGAGTGGAGCTTCAGGATCTGAGGGGAAAGTCTCTATCTTATGTTATGTCAGAAGTGCCAAATCGGATTACGGATGCAATTACTGCAGATGATCGTTTTGAATCTTGTGAAGATTTTGAGATGGAACCGGTGGGAAAGAAAGCTCTGCACGTTACGTTCTCTGTAATTACGGCAGAAGGTGATAAAGTAAGTGGATTGGAAACGGAGGTGGAATATTAGTGTTTGAAAACAAAGACTTCGACTCTATCATGGAAGAAATGCTTGCATCCGTAAGCGATAAGCTGGACAAGCGCGAGGGATCGATAATTTATGATGCAATAGCACCGATTGCCATGGAATTGGCGCAGACGTATATCGATATGGATATGATTGTGAATGAGGTATATGCAGATACAGCATCCTATTATTATTTGATCAAGCGTGCAGCTGAAAACGGAGTATATCCCAAAGAAGAGACCAATGCGGTATGCAAGATGGTTGTTAGTCCGTCCGATACAGCCATAGCGATCGGGGACCGGTTTAACCTTGGTGATCTGAACTATGAGGTAACATCTGTAATGGGTGCAGCAACCGGAGAGTATCAGGTAACATGTGAGACTGCCGGTATTGTTGGAAATCAGCAGTTGGGATCATTGCTTACGATTGAAACAAAGAATGATCTGAATGATATGGAAACAGCGGAATTGACCGAAGTCTTGATTCCCGGCGAGGATGAGGAAGATGTGGAAGATTTCCGTGAACGTTATTACGAGGGATTTTCCAATACAGGATTCTGCGGCAATAATCCGGATTATAAGGAGCGTATATCGGCCATTGATGGAGTTGGTGCATGCAAAGTTATCCGGATGTGGGAAAAAGGATATGATCCAGTAAAGTTTATTCCTGTTGCTGCAGTTACGGAGTGGATTGGAAAGCAGTCTGCGGAAACCGTTGGGGCGGAAGTATTTGCATGGCTGAAAGCGGTACATGATGTAGCAAAGGACAAATTACTGACAGTGGGTGGCACGGTTCGGGTGTATATCATATCATCGGAATACAAAGCACCATCCGCTACGTTGGTACAAAAAGTGCAGAATGATGTTGACCCGGATGATAAGACCGGGGAGGGATATGGACTGGCACCTATCGGACATGTGGTAAAGGTTATGGGAGTGAAAGAAGTTCCCGTTGCTGTGACAGTTACTGCGGTTTATAAGAACGGATATACTTTTGAATCCTTGAAATCCGATATGCAGTTGGCAATAGATGGGTATTTTACAGAACTTTCTGCCGATTGGAGTAATGAAGATAACCTGGTGGTGCGTAAGAGCCAGATTGAATCCCGGTTGCTTCTGATTGATGGGATATTGGATATTACAGATGTGAAACTGAATGGTGCATCTGAAAATGTAACATTGGATGAAGATGCAATTCCGGTAAGGGGTGATGTAAGTGGCTAAAAAAATGATTGATTATCTGCCACCGTTTATGCAACAGTTTGAAGAAATGAAGCAATTGATGCAGAGCGAGGATAAGCAGGTGGCGGCTCTTAACATGGATACTACTAAAATATTACGAAATGCATTCATAGAGACTTCAGATGCAGAAGGCATCGAGCGGTTCGAAAGAATCTTACATATCATTCCAGGTGCTGGTGAAAATTTAGAACTCCGTCGGTCGCGTGTGTCAATGCGGTGGAATGAACGGATACCGTATACGCATCCGACACTTGTAAAATGTTTAAATGCCAGCCTAGGAGAAAACAATTATGATCTGTATTCAGATGAGGAGCATTATTACATACTCGTGCATCTGAAATTGAATGTAGCGGATCGTGTCGGAGTTGTTGAAGAACTGATCCGGCGTATGTCACCAGAGGATATATGCTACAAAGTTCTTCTTATTTATAATACGCATGCAGTTTTACACAAATTTACGCATGCACAGTTACATAACTATACACATAGACAGCTGAGAGAGGAGGTTCTGCCATGACAAAGACAAAGTATTATGATCTGCAGATGGATGATCCGCAGGATGATTATGATGTGGAAGTCGTGAATGCCAATCTGAAAAAGATTGATGAGCAGATGAAAACAAGAGAAAATGCAACGGATGCATTACAGGAGCCGGAGTTTACAGTGGCAGATAAGAGGGAAAATATTGCATCCAAGGAAAAAATGCAGAAAATTCTTGGGAAGATTGCAAAATTCTTTACGGATCTTAAAACAGTGGCTTTTACCGGAAGCTATAAAGATTTGAGTAATAAACCGACATCTCTTCCTGCATCAGATGTATCTGCTTGGGCGAAAGAAAGTACAAAACCAAAGTATACAAAAGCCGAAGTTGGTCTTGGTAATGTAGACAACACTGCTGATGCTAATAAAAGTGTTAAATATGCAACAAGTGCAGGTAACGCAACAAAAGTAAATAATTATACTGTAAATGCAAATGTTCCAAGTGATGCAAAGTTTACAGATACAACGTATGGAGTTGCAACAACCACAAAGACTGGAATCGTTAAACCAGACGGGAAAACGATTACCGCAGATAAAGATGGAACTCTTCATGGTGCAGACACAATTAAAGTTGACGGAATCACAATCACAAGAGACGATGCTACAAAAGTAATTGCTCTCGCCAAAACATTACAAGATAAGATTGGGACAATTGGTAATAAGGTTGATAAAAATTATGTTGTAAACAACTTAACTACAACAAAGCAAGGATTTGTATTAGATGGTCGTCAAGGTAAGGCTTTGCAGGATCAGATAACTTCTTTAAACGGCAGTTTAGAACGTCAAGGTGAAAAAGCATGTACTTTAGTAAATGCTACTGGTGTTGCATCATATATCTGCGATGGGCTTATGGCACAGGTAATTATGGAAATAACCCCAACAGATATAAAAAACGGTAAAGTCTTTTTAAAAGGATTGCCGAGGCCAGCACAAACATTGTATCTGTCATTGCCAGCAATTAACGGTAACAATATACCATGCGTTTTAAATTATAATGGGGAGCTTATAGTGTATTTCAGAGATGAAGCTAACAGCAGTATTCCGAGAATAGACCATAGCTTTTGCTACATGTATGATAAATAGAACTAATAAAGTTGCACCCAATCTTGTATCTCACCAGTTGCTGTTACTCTCATTCTCCATTTGCAATGCCCGCTCGCAAATTCTATGGCTTTTTGAGCGATGTATTGATTTATTCCTGAAGAATAAAATACTTCCATAGTAAATGCAGTGGCAAATGGCGAATTTAAAACTGTTTCTGCAACAACATTAAACGAGCAACAATATTTGCCAACATTGAAAAATTTAATGTCGTTTAAATCAGAATTGCTTGGAATGTCTGTAAAATTATTTAGATTCTCTAAACTGCCGTTTATATAAGAACTAATGATAATTGGTACAAATAGCACCTTCATCTCCATTACAATATAGTTAGAAACTTCGAAAGGAGTGAAATCATGTGGTCAAATACATACAATGAGCGCCGCCTTACTAGAGTCGAGGCACGTGCTAAATCAAATACACACAGAATCGATAAGTTGGAACCAATCGTTGAGGAAATACATACCATGAGTGAAACGATGGTGCAGTTGGTTGAGGAGGTCAAGCATACCAACGAAAATGTGTGCGCTTTGGACGAGAAGATTGATAGCATGGACGCTCGCGTAGACGTGATGGAGCGTGCGCCAGCAGAAGATGTTAAAAAATATAAGTCAGTCGCTATAACTGCAATCATCAGTACGATTTCCACGGCTCTTGCTATTGGTTTGGTTTCGATGATTGCTCAATATATCAAATAAGAAAGAAGAGGTATTTAATATGAAGAATTGTGTATTTAAAGCAAACGTAGACACTGTTAAATGGTTCAAAGCAGCTGGAATCCGTGCTGTGAAAACAATGGCACAGACCGCTGTTGCAGTGATCGGCACCGCTGCCGTGGTATCATCTGTGGATTGGAAGCTGGTCGTATCATCTGCAATTGTATCAGGCGTGGTATCATTGCTCACCAGCGTAGCAGGAATCCCGGAAGTGAAGGAGGAGTAA